ATTCATTGGTCTTGAAGTCATGGGTGTCCCTGTTAACAACCAAACCTTACCTACTTTTTTAACTATATCGTTAGCAATTTTTGTTCTTTGTGCTTTTTTATTTTGAACGTAATGAGCCTCATCCATTACAATCAAATCAAATCCATAATTTAAAATATCTGATTTGTCAGGGTGTTTGGGGTCATGGAAGTTTTTAAGGATGTCATAGTTTATAATTGTATACTCTGACGGTTCCCATTTTTTACCTTCAATTATAGAAATTTCTTTATCAGTATAATTTTCTATTTCTCTTTGCCAGTTAATCTTTAAAGATGCGGGACAAATGATAAGAACTTTTTCAGCACCACACTCTAAAGATGCGATGACCGTCGATGTGGTTTTACCTAAACCCATATCATCAGCAAGGATAAATTTATCGTTACCGACTAATTTTTCTATCGATTCTTTTTGATGAGTTAATGGAGGTCTGTGTGAATATTTTTCATAATCTATAGAAACCTCTCTCTGTTTGTTTTTTTGAAGTGCCACTTTTGGTAACCATATATCGCTTAAATCTTCATTCTCAAACAACTTACCCCATATATGAAATGACTTTTCTTTCTCTACTAAAAGTTTTTCGACATATATTTTTTCAGGTTTTTTAGTTAGAAGTTTGTCGTCCATAAGTTTTTGTGCGAAGTAACTATCTAACTCTACCCATTTTCTCGCAACTTTTGGTGTTGTCTCATTAAACTTTATAATGTAATCTGCCTGAGCTCTTGTGAGTTTAAAGTGATTAAACTTTCTCATTTTACCCTGAAGTCTTAATATATAGTTATTGAACCCCTCATATTCCTCAAGAATACGAAGAGCCCTCACTTCGGGTAAGTTTTTTAAAGTTTTATTTTCCAAAAGGTAAGTAAATACATATAAAGATAACTGATAACTTAATATTTATCAATAATGAGTGGAAGAAAGATACCAATCACAAGACTAAATAAATTCTTCGGTGCGGAGGATTTTGATTTAGATATCGCTATGGGTCGTGAATGGCTTGAGGGTGATATGAACTTTAGGTTGGTTCTATATCGTGTCGACAGACAAAAAACAAAAACCGACGATGTATACGGTGAAACTGTTGAGGACGGTATAAAGTTTTTACCCCCTGTAGAGTTTATGGGATATGTACAAATTGACCAACCTGAAAATCAGGATTACGGACAGAGTAGAATGTCACAAATGGAACCTGGAAACTTAAAGGTGGGGGTCTATCAGGAATCATTAGATGAACTTAATATTGATATTGAATATGGTGACTATATAGGTTATTACGAAACTGAGTCTCGTGTAAGATATTATTCAGTAGTAAATGATGGAAGGGTAGTCAGCGATAATAAACATACGTATGGTGGATACAAACCTTTTTATAGAAGTATTGTGGCGTCACCAGTAAATGATAATGAATTTAGAGGATTATGAAATCAAAACTAATAAAAGAATTAAACATGATGAAGTCACGTATGGGGCTAATATCTGAAGATATAAATCAAGACCTTATCGGTAAGAAGGTCATGGTTTACTATAACTTACACAAAAAAACCTTTTCAGTACAATATCAGGGTAAAGTAGTATTATATGCCGATTATGTAAAACTTGTTGATGTTGAATTTCGTGTAAGAGAGGGGGGTAAAGAGAAAGTTAGGAAGGAAATGAGAAAAAATGTCCATGCTTTTGTGATAGGCACATTAATGGATTACTGTGAATTCCCTTGCGAGAATATGCCACCCGAAACAAACGATAATGTGATTACTTACAATCCTTACGAATACGATTCATTTGTAAAATTGGATTCTGAAGAGCCAATATATAATGCTAATGAAATTGACATGATTAATACTAGACATAAAATATTTCATATTAACGAAATCATAAAATAATGGCGTTTCCAAAAAAGGTAAAAAAGGATTTAAAACTAACTCCCGATAAGATTCTTATGGAGAGAAGAGAAGAATTGCTTGAATTTATTCAAGAAGGTGGAACTTACTTACCTAAAAGTGTTTTACATGCTGATTTAGATAGGGGTATGTTAGATTTTGTAAAAGAAGATTTAGAGATGGTTGCAGACGGAAAGACTGTTAACCCGATTGACATTATAATTACCACACAAAATTGGGCTCAGTTTACTGAGACATGGAAATTTCAGGATTTAGACAAGAATATAAAACCTCCGTTTATTGCGACAGTCAGACAACCCGAAGTGAAATATGGAACTAACCCATCACTACAATACACGATACCAAACAGAAAACAATTTTATTATGCTAAAGTTCCAACATGGGACGGACAAAGAAAAGGTATGGACATATACAAAATACCACAACCCGTACCTGTTGATATTACTTACAACATTAAAATATTTTGTACTAAAATGAGACACTTAAATGAGTTTAACAAACTTGTTTTACAAAAGTTCTCTTCAAGACAAGCCTACACCTTTGTAAAGGGTCACTATGTACCTATAATTTTAGACAATATTTCTGATGAATCCGTATTAGATATTGAAAAAAGAAAATACTATATTCAAAACTATACATTTACTATGTTAGGTTTCTTAATAGACGAAGAAGAATTTGAAATCGTACCCGCGATAACAAGAGCTTTAACAATGTACGAGGTTGACACAACAAGAAAAGATAGGAGAGTAAAAAAACATCCTTCTAACCCTCAAAATTTTGATATTGATATTTTATTTTTATCGGGAAACACTACTGTCGCTGAAAGATATCCTTATAAAATAGATTTAACATTTTTAGAAACCACTAATATCAATGAGTACTCGGTTTATATAAATGACAATTATATGGGAGACGATTTATCCAGTATCGAAATTAATACTAACGATACCATTAGGATAGATGTAGTCAAAGACGATGTAACAAAACAGTCAGTTATAAAGTCAAAAGCACACATACCCTATAACGACTAACTACTCCCCATATATATCAATCTCTTCACCACAATTTTCTTCAATAAGTTTTTCAATAAACTTATACATTTTCAAACCATTCTTATTACAATGTTGTTTTAACATAGTGTGGTGGTGTTCTGAAATTTTTAGGTTTTTGATTTTCATATAGAGGTTTTTTTAATAAGGCAGAAAAAAGGTAGAAAAAAGGATGCCTAATCAATAAATATGTCATATACACATTTGTACTTTCGGTTTTTACACAATATTTATCAAATAAATAAATTAAAACAGAAAACTAATTAATATGGCAGACAAAGTATTCGTATCTCCAGGTGTATATACATCAGAAAGAGATTTAAGTTTTGTAGCTCAAAGTGTTGGTGTAACTACACTAGGTATTGTCGGTGAAACTTTATCAGGACCAGCCTTCGAACCAATTTTCATCACAAATTTTGATGAATTCTCAGCATATTTTGGAGGTACAAGCCCAACAAAATTTATAAATACACAGATTCCTAAGTATGAAGCTGCGTATATAGCAAAAGCATACTTACAACAATCTAATCAACTTTTCGTAACTCGTGTACTTGGTTTGTCAGGTTATGACGCAGGACCCGCGTGGTCTATTTCAACCGTAGGTAACGTTAAAAAAGATTCAGTAACCGTAACATCAGAGAATGGTCCATGGTTGATTGAGTTTAGTGGTGTTTCAGGAACGAGTACTTCTATTGAAATTACAGACGCAACAAACCTACCGAATTATATTGAGGATTATTTGACTTTACCGTACACAACATTTAGTGGTGGTAAATCTACTCTTGAGGACGATTTAAAAACAAGTTTTTATGGTGAAATATCTGACCCAACAAACTCAGGTGAAACATCGTATATATTTGGTACTTTAAGTGGTGGTACCTTTGATTCCTTGACAGGTGCTACTCCTAACTTTAGTGAAACTAGTAATATACTTGATGTTGATGGTCTTACAGTTGCGACTGCAGATTTTGAAGCGTCAGAAAATGACACGTGGTATTATTCATTATTCCCATACGCAAACGATGAATACACAGGTGTTGGTTTTGGTGTAGGTGTTACAGGATTAACAAACACGTCAGGGGTTAATTATTCAGGAAGTGCGGTTGTTTACGACACAAGGTACTCAGGTACACCTATTACTGATTACCATAATATGGTAATTACCACTTTACGTTCAAGAGGTATTGCTACATACGGTAACGATACTGGTGCGGTTTATGAAGTGTCAGGATTAACAGATGTTCAATTATACTCGGAAGGGGCATATTCAGGTATCACTAACGACCCATTTGCTAAATTCCAATTATCAGGTATAACTAAAGATTCTGATGTATTTACTTTCGACACATCACTAAAATTAAGTGACCCTAACTTTATTAGTAAAGTTTTAGGTCAGTCTAATTTTGGTAAGGATAGAAATGATGTTCCTTTAATGGTTGAAGAAATATACTACAACTTATTAAATACGGGTTATAGAGAAGGTAAAATCAGAGGTCTAAACACTGACCTATTATCATTTAACAGTGCTAGAGCAGATGTCGACAATACAGGTATCGGTTGGTACTTAGATAGATATCAGACACCTGACACACCTTATGTCGTTTCAGAATTAAGAGGTAATGAAGTATTTAACTTATTTAAGTTTATTTCAATATCTGATGGTAATGGTGCTAACACTGAAGTGAAAATTTCGATAGCAAATATTTCATTTAATAACTTAACTTTTGATATTGTAGTTAGAGATTTCTTTGATACAGACTCAAGTCCTGTAGTATTAGAAAAGTTCACAAATTGTACAATGGACCCTAATCTAAACAGCTATGTAGCAAAGAAGGTTGGTACCGCTAATGGTGATTTTGAACTTAAATCAAGATACATTATGTTAGAGGTAAATGAAGAAGCTCCTATTGATTCATTACCTTGTGGTTTCAGAGGATACCAAACAAGACAGTATAAAACATATAAGTCACCTCACTTGATTTATAAAACTAAGTACGATAAGGCTGGTGAAGTTTTATTTAACCCACCTTTCGGAACTGCTAATGGTGACAACCAAACAAGAAGTTCTGGTGACAATCCAAGAAGAGTTTATTTAGGTGTTTCAAATACAGTTGGAATTGACACTAACTTCGCACAATATAAAGGAAAACAAAATCCAACAAGTTTAGGTACCGCAACTGAGTCATCTAAATGGGCGGTATTAACTAAAGGTTTCCACATGGATTCAGGAGCAACCGTAGTTACAATACCAAGTACGTGGACAACTTCAGGAGAGACTGCTTTTGAAGTAGGAGATGCTGAATTTAGAAGTGAACCAGACGATACGTCACCATACTACAGATTAAATTCTCGTAAGTTCACATTGATTCCAACAGGAGGTTTTGACGGTTGGGATATCTACAGGGAATACAGAACTAACGGAGATAGATATATTTTAGGTAATAGTGGTTACTTAAAAGGACAAGCGTCAGGTTCAATTCGTTTCCCAAATGCAACAGGATGGGGAGCGTTTAAAACGATAACAGGACCCGACAAACAGGATTGGGGTAACACTGACTATTACGCATACTTATGGGGTCAGTCAACATTTGTAAACCCTGAAGCGGTAAACATAAACATATTTACAACACCAGGTAT